GCATGGCTAGTTCGATTCCTCAGTTTAATCTTAAGGAACTTAATAGTACGTTAATTTATTTAATTGATAATCCTGACTGTAGTTTTGATGAAATCTATTGTGCTCCTGACTTTGCAACTGGCGGAGTACTTTATAATGAACAAGAGGTTAAAGATGCTCTGAAAAATGGGCAGGGCGCCGCGTGTAAAATTCGAAGCGTTGTAAGTTTCGATAGTAAGGATCGATGCTTTATCGTTACGGAAATTCCTTATAGCGTCTACACAAACACAATCTGCGCCGAGCTTGATGAAATTATTGATGGAGAAAATAATCCGGGTATTGATCGTTATAATGATTTAACTAATACCTCTCCACTTATTAAAATTTATCTCACAAAAAATGCCAATCCAGATAAGGCGTTAAAATATTTATATAAAAATACTTCGCTTCAGTCTTATTATGGTATTAATTTTACAATGCTTGATAAAGGTAGATTTCCAAAAGTATTTACATGGAAAGAAACACTTCAAGCATATATCGACCATGAGAAAGAAGTTTATCGGAGTGGATTTGAACATGATCTTAAAAAGATTGAAGCACGAATTCATATTATTGACGGACTATTAATATGCTTGGCTTCAATCGACGATGTGGTGCAATTAATCAAATCGTCCGCTTCTACTGCGGCCGCCGCCTTGAATTTACAACAAAGATTCCTTCTCGATGCAGATCAGGCGAAGGCAGTTTTGGATATGAGGCTTAGTAGACTGGCTAAACTGGAAATTCAAGAACTTCAAAATGAACGAGAGCTTCTTTTAAAGGACGCAGAGCATCTTAAAGAAATTCTTTCAAATTATGAACTGTTTAAAAATGAACTGAAGCGTGATTGGAAAGAAGTTGCAGATAAATATGGCGATGCGCGCCGCACAAAAATTTTGAATCAAGTCACGGAAGATGGAGAGCCTCTTGAGAAGAAGAGTCTTCTTCTCTCCTTTACTAATAAGGGCAGTATATTTGTCTCAGAAACATCTGATCTTTATACGCAACGGCGCAATAGCGTAGGTTCAAAATTCAAGCTTGATAAAGATGAATATATAATTGAAAGTATTGTCGGTAACAATACAGATATGGCGCTCTTTTTTACAACGCATGGGAACTTTTATCATATTAAAATGGGTGATCTTATAATTGGAGAAAAACAGTATCTCTCTAACTTTATAACACTTTATCCATACGAATCAATTATCTCTGCGATTACTACAACCAATATGCAAGATAAAAAATATATTGTTTTTATCACTAAGCAAGGCCTTATTAAAAAATCTGAAATCAATGAGTATAATCTCAAACGCAATACAGGCGCTACTGCGATTAAATTGGACGTTAGAGATTCAATTATTTCTGTATTGTTTATGAATGAAGAAAAGGTTGGAATTGCCTCCCATGCCGGCAATTTTATTATGATTAACACTTCTGATATTCGCCCGCTGGGACGTGTCGCGCGCGGGGTATGTGGAATGAAATTGAATTCAAATGATTATGTTGTGAGCGCGCGAGTTATGTATCCAAATCTTGCAAATATTGTTTCAATAACCGAAGATGGATTCATTAAGTCTACTCCAGTTTCCGAATTTCATATTACGGGGCGCGCGACTAAAGGAGTCAAACTTCATAAAACAGATAAACTATGCGATTTTATACCTGTAAATATAAATGATAATGTTTTGATTATCTCCACCGCTACTCAACTCTATGTGAATCATTATGATATTCCGAAACTTAATCGAGACACTACTGGCAACCATGCTATGAAGTTGCCAGAAAATGCAACTGTTATAAAATTACATTCGATCTAAAATTTGAAGAAAAGATAAAATTCTGATATAATATTTATAGAAAGTTAAGAAAGATACTTTCAGTTGGCTTTACAACTTAAAATTTTATATAATTAAAAAGGAGATTAAAAAAATGATTCTTAAGGAAAAGACTCAAGAGGCTCTAGATGTTATTAAGACGCATGGTGGTCGTATGACTACTGCTGATCTTGCGAAGGAGCTTAGCGTTGTTCCTAGTTCTGTGACTGGTCGTGTGAATTCCCTTGTAAAGAATGACCTTGCATATCGTGAGAAGGTTGATGAGGGCGGAGAGAAGCCTGTCACTTATGTTTGCCTTACTGATGCCGGTATGAACTTTGTTCCTACGGCTGACGATCAGGAGTAATTTATAAGGGACTTTAAAGTCCCTTTATTATTAAATAAACACATCTTTAAAAACACAACTATAAGGAGAAAATTATGAGACAAGCAGAAAATAAAGTTAAAATTGAAGGTATCCTTGCAGAAACTGATCTTAAGTATGGTTCTTTTGTCAAGAATGGCGAGAATGTTGAGTCGATTGGCGGAAGTATTAAGGTCCTGGTAAATCAGGATATTAATGGGAAGCCGACAACTCTTGAAGTGCCAGTGTATATGTTCTCAAGTAAGTATACAAATTCTGGTAAGATTAATCCTGCATATACTTCCATTGAGAAGGTAATGAAGGAATTTGTCTCTATCGCGGCCGCGGGTAGTGAAGCGCAGGCTGATCGAATCAGAATCACTAATGCGGATATTCGTATGAATGAGTTCCTTGGTCAGAATGGACAGCTTGTTTCTCAGCCGAGGATTCATGCGTCTTTTGTCTCGCGTGCGGTGGGTGATTTTAAGCCCGAAGCGACATTCGTACTGGAATTTATGGTTTCTGAGCTTCGTAGAGCAGTTGACAGTGAAGGTGTCGAGCTTGATCCGCCGCGTCTTAACGTCGACGTGATTGTTCCTCAGTATACTGCGCCTGGCGCCAGCGCTCCTCGTGTCGATCTTGTTCCACTGGTTGCGGTATCGCCTAATGTTATCAATGCAGTCGAATCTTATTGGACGCCGGGTGGCTGCTTTAAGGCATCTGGTAGACTGAACTTCTCTTCTCGCACTGAGGAAGTGGTAGAGTCGGTTGACTTTGGTGAAGCAACAAGTCATGTTCGCACTATTAACGTAAGCGAGTTTATCATTACTGGTGGTTCTCAGTCCCCGCTTGAAGGCGATTTTGCTTTTGAGATTGATGAAATTAAGTCTGGTATGGCGGCACGCAAGACAAGACTTGAGGATATTAAGAGTGGTAAGACCACCGTTACTAAGAAGACTCCTGCGCAGAATGGAAGTAAGGGTAAACTTGACCTCGGATTTTAAGGAGGTAAAGAATGCCTAAACATCTTTGGGAAGTTGAACAAAATGTAATCTCTAGAGATTTGCGTGGAAAATATGTAATGCTGTACGGCAAGCCAAAGTCTGGTAAAACGACCGCGGCTTGCTCTTTCCCAGGAGCAATATTATTTGCTTTTGAGCGCGGTTATAATGCAATTGGAGATGCATATCCATATGATATTACAAAATGGTCTGATTATAAATTTGCAATAAGAGACCTAGAAGATCCACGAACAAAAGAGCGTTTTCAAACTGTAATTATTGATACTGTTTCAATTGCATGGGAATTGTGCGAACAATATATTTGTGCACAAAATGGTGTGCAAAAAATTGGTGATATTGCTTGGGGCGGCGGATATACAGCCTGTAAAAAGGAATTTGAAGGATGTCTGAGAAAAATTACTCAGCTTGGATATGGAGTCGTATTAATTGCGCACAGTTCGAGCCGTACGGAGAAAGATGCCGATGGAAACGAAAGAGAAATTATTAGTCCTGAATTTCCGAAGCGGGCCGCAGAGATTTGTAATGGTATTGTAGATATTATCGGATATATTGGTGCGGAATATGATGCTGATGGAGTTCCTACCAGATATCTTTATACACGTGAGACTCCAACATTATTTGCTGGTTCAAGATTTAAATACCTCGCGCCGAAGATTAAATTTGGCTATCAAGAACTGGTAGATGCAGTTGCCGAAGCCATTGAAAAAAGCGAAAAACTCGATGGTGCTAAAGTCGTTGATAAAGCACCTATTGTAACAAGTGATGAAAAGCTTGACTTTAATACAGTGCGCGCGGAAGCACAAGATCTCTGGAAAAAAATCATCGCAAAGGACGAAGAAAATGCAGCAACCATTCTGAAAAAGATCGAAATGATTATGGGTAGAAAAATGAAGCTATCCGAATTTACCGAAGATCAAGTCGATTTACTGAATTTGGTTGTAATCGAAATGCGTGATATGGTTTAAACAAGAATTAATGAGGACGAGAGAAATCTCGTCCTTTTAATTTGACTTTTTATAAAAATTGTGGTATAATATTTATAGGAATGGGTGAAAGGAGAGTATAAATGGCACATATCGTACATTGTCGAGTATGCAAGCATGCAATAGATATTGATTCTTCTCGTGAGTGGATAATGCCAAGTGTGAATTGGTATTATCATCCCCAATGCTATAAAGATTGGATTCAGCAAAAAGCAGATCGAGCTTTGACCGTCGAGCGCAATGAAAATGATTGGTATGATCTTTTAAAAGATTATCTTTATAAGGATCTAAAAATGCCAGGTATAGATTGGTCTAAGATTCATTCTCAATGGGAAAATTATCTTAGAACTAAAAAATTTACACCAAAAGGAATCTATTTTGCAATTCTTTATTTTTATGAAGTACAACACGGAAATGTAGAGTTGTCAAAGGGTGGCATTGGTATTGTTAATAGTATTTATAATGACTCTGCCACTTATTGGACGAATTTAGAACTTAAACGACGCGGCACATTGGATAATATAGTTAAGCAAATGAGCGCGCGTGCCGCAAGAACAGTTCTTACATTGGAAGATAAACGAAATGGGCGCCAAGGTAGAATTAAGTATAATTTAGAGGATTTTGAAGGCAATGACTGATAAAAGTTCAATTTTACAAGTACTTGGCGCGCTCATGAAGCACCCGCAATTTCTCAGTCAATCAGATAAATATCAATTGACACCAAACGATTTTGAGACTCGTTTTGAAAAATATATTTATATTGCAATTGATAGTTTGTATCGTTCCGGCGTAACTACAATTAATCCTATCGATGTTGAGAATTACTTAAACACTAATGAAAGCGCGCGTACATTATTTGCCAAAACTAATGGAATTGAATATCTTCAGGATGCAGTTACTTTAAGCGATGAAAAAAGTTTTCCATATTATTATAAGAAACTTAAGAAATTTAATCTTCTTACTTCATTAAAGAAGCAGGGTATTAACATTGATGAATTTTATGTCGATAACCCAATTAATCCTACTGCACTTGAAACTAATGAGCGATTTGAATCATTAGAAATTGATGATATTTTAACAGCAGTAAAGAAAAAAGTTTTAAGTCTGGAAAAAGACTACATTCAAGATAATAATGTTGAATCATGGGTCGCGGCCGATACAATTGATGACATTATCAATAATTTTGGGAAAGTTGAAAATATAGGTAAATCCATTAATGGCAGTATCATATCAGAAATTATTAATGGCGCGGAATTGGGCGCGCTTACGATTCGTTCTTTGGCTTCAGGTATTGGTAAAACTCGTTTAGCAGTTGCGGACGCTTGTAAATTAGCTTATCCATTTAAATATGATTTACATGAGCAAAAATGGGTAAAAAGTGGACATAATGAAGTAGTATTATTTATTATGACTGAGCAGACTCCAGAACAGATTATGAGAATGATGGTAGCATATTTAACTGGAATTGAAGATTCAAATTTAAGGTTTGGACGACTTTCAATGGAAGAGCGCGTGCGCGTAAGTCAAGCTCAAGAGATTATCCATCAGTATCGTTCAAATTTTGAATTAATGCGTATTCCTGATCCTAATGTTGAACAGTTAAAATTAGCGGTTAGAGAAAAAGTTATCACTACGGGGGCGCGTTATGTATTCTTTGACTATATATTTGTATCGCCAAATTTGTTGCAAGAATTTCGAGGAAGTAATTTGAGAAACGATGAAGCATTATTGCTTATGGCAACCGCATTGAAGGATTTGGCAGTAGAACAGGATATAAGTGTTTTCACATCAACACAGGTTAATGCTAAAATTGATGATAACTCCAATATCAGGAATGAAGCTACTTTAGCTGGTGGTCGCTCAACTATTAATAAAGCTGATAATGGTATAGTTGGCGCGCGGCCAACAAAAGAAGAGCTTGATTTTTTAAGTAAAGAAATCATTCCTACCTGCGGTGGAGTTGCTCCAAATATTGTCTTTGATGTATTTAAAGTGCGGTCAGGTCGATGGACACAGGTAAGAGTTTGGAGTTATTTTGACACAGGAAATCTTAGACTACGGGATCTATTTGTAACTGATTCTCAGTTTAATGTAATTGAAGGTATGTTTAATGATAGTTTCAATATTGAATGGGAAATTTCGGATGAAGATCAACGATATTTAATGTATTTGAACAAAAATGATAGATTATCAAGAAATAATTGAAAATTTAACAGAGCAACGCGTTAAAGAGATATTAGATCAGTTAGAAATTCCTTATGTAGATAAAGGAGATTATCTCTTAATGCCGACTTACTGTCATAATAATAAAAATGATGATGCATCACATAAACTTTATTATTATAAAAATAGTAAAATTTTTATGTGTTATACTCATTGCGAAGGTCAATCAATATTTAGATTTTTAAAGAATTATTATAAAGCGCAAGATATTGAGTATGATTGGTATAGAGATATATATAGTGTAATTGTCGGCAATACCGCGCCAGAGGGTTTTTCAGTTCCAACATATAAAAGTTTAAGAGGTAATTATGAAGAACGACAACAAACAAAACTGCCAACATATTCCAAAGGAGTACTTGAGTGTTTTGTTAAATGGTATGCGCCTGAATGGCTTTCAGATGGAATTTCTAAAGAAGCTATGGATAAATATGACATCCGATATAGCATTTCACAAAACAAAATCATTATACCTCACTATGCAGCGACAGATGGGGCGCTCATTGGCATACGAGGTCGCGCGCTCAATGAATATGATATTGAATCCTTCGGAAAATATATGCCAGTCCAAATTGAAGGAAAATGGTATGCACATCAATTAAGTTTAAACTTATATGGCCTTTATCAGAATAAAGATAATATAAAGAAAACTGGAATTGTTTACGTAGCAGAGGGAGAAAAATCTGTACTTCAAGCAGAATCATTTAGTGAACCTAACTGCGTTGTAGCTGTATGTGGAAGCCAATTTAATAAGTTTCAACTTAATCTTTTGTTGAAACTTTGCGCGCCGCGTGAAATCATTATTTGTTTTGACAAAGAAGAAGATAAAAATAACATTTATTTTAACAAACTTTGGAAGATTTGTAAAAAATATAGTGAATATAGTCAATTTTCTTTCATTTATGATAAAGAGAATTTATTAAAAATGAAAGAATCTCCATTTGATAATGGAGAAAAAATATTTAAGCAGTTAGTTAAAGAAAGGATTAAAGTAAAATGAACGTAATTAAAAATGCAAAGATAGTATCCGCAGATCTCTCTATGGCTGATCATGGGATTCTTACGCTTCAATTACAATTAGAAGGTGATGGTTGGGGTTGTATTTTTGGTAATCGTGTGATCGGAAAAGGTTACATTGGCGCAAAAGAATTTAAAGGCTATGATAAAGGAATTGAAGAAATTATGAGAATTATGGATGTAGTCGGTGTTGAGCATTTTAGCGATTTAACCAATAAATATGTTAGAGTAGTTACTGAGCCTTGTGCGTGGGGTAAAACAATTGATAGAATTGGTAATATTATTCAAGATAAATGGTTCGATTATACAGAATTTTATGGGGATGGAACGAATGAATGAAATGTAATTTAGTAAATGATGAATTTTATTATGATTATGCTATAAATTTATTAAAGGCGCGCGGCATTAAGGATGTTGAAGCATATCTTCATCCGACATCAGATTTTCTTCAATCGCCGCACGACTTAAAAAATATTGGAATGGCAGCCGCGATGTATATGCGAATTATATTGGATAATAATTCGCGTATTCTTATAATTGTGGATTAATTATATTCGTAGTCCACACTAAACCGATTAAATTGCGGGAAAACCCTTAGAGCCATTAAAGCCACAACGGAATTAGAAATAATAAACGTGAAGGCGGGACAGTAGTAATACACACACCATAAAAATTTAATGGATTGGGCAACCGAGGATGGAAGTTCCTCTTACGCAGCGAAATCCTAATGGGAGACGTTCAACGACTATAATATCGGGCGAATTTTTTTCGTATTGTATAGTCTAAACCCAAAAGATTTAAAGAGTTTTGTTAAAAATATACTGAAAGGTAGGGTACAGTTGAGCGACTGTGACGGGTACACATCAGCATCGATTATTTATCAATATAGCCATGATATTAATCCTAACTGCCAAATTGATTATTGGCTTCACGAAGGAAAACAACACGGTCTGCAAGATCATATTGACCGGCTTCTTAATGAAAATATTCATTATGATTTAATTATTTTACCTGACT